AAATCCAAATAATTTATCTCAATTGTTCGATGTTAATACTCAATTACCATTAGAACTTTATAAAGATATTGGATATAGAGTGTCTAAACATATTGATTTTTATAAGAGCACAATTGCTAGTTCTAGGCATGATTGTTATTATGCTAGGTTCCCAAAATCAACTAGTGTTATATTAAGATCTAATCCAACTATAGAGAGTTTAAAAGACGCTTTAAACTCTATTGCCCCAAGAGGTATATATAAATATACAGCTCTAAATATTAATCATTACAATGTTAAAAAGACATTTGAAAATAGATCACATGGTGGAACATTAGAAATGCCTAAACTTAAAACATGGTTTAAGTTTTTATCTAATATGTTAGATCATAGCCTACAAACTCGATTTAAGCCTTGTACAGTGGCAGAACAGTTAAACAGTCCATCATACATAGGAAGATCTGCTAACACTGTTAAAAGCCAATTATGGGCTTTTTGCCGTGGGCAAGTAAGATCTACACAAGAGATCATGGCACATTGTAATATTAATAATGCTCAATCAGTAAGAAGAACAATTTCTGAAATTAGAGCAAATGAAAATTATAGACCATTTGTTGTCACACATAATCAACAAGAGTTTAATGTTAATTATGGGCAATCAGATAATTATTCAAATAATGGATATGAGATATTAATTCAATCAAATGTAAATAGAAATACAAATGATCTTGAATTTATTTCAGATAATAATGAACGTGGGGAAAGTTCATTAATTGCTGGATTGGATAGCCAAACACTAGCAGATCTAAATGAAAGAATAAGAACAATTCCAAGATAATTGTTCTTAAAAATTACTAAATGCCATGTTAATGTAACATGGCATTTTTTTTGTCTAAGTTATTGTTTTTATTATATAAATCGGGGCAGGTATACCATAGTCACTATCAAATTTTGTATTTTTTGTGCAAAAACTTTCTACACCAAGTTTACCTCAAACGACCCCCATGTGTTTGAAAAACGACTACCAAAAAAATTTTTCACAAAAAAATCTTGCACTTTTGTGCAATCAATACTATATATAGTATGAAATGAGGTACAAATGGCAACATATAGATTCAAGCTCCCCCGTACAAGGGAGTTCAATGTCAGAAGTGACAATCATTTAATGCAAGAGATAGCAACTTCGTTGTGGTGCAAGGGCATGGAGATGTCTTCGCTCCTCAAAAACGTAGCCAATGCCTGCTGCGACTGGAATGGCAAGGCATATCGTTACGGCACGAAGGAAGAATTAATTGCAGACATGAAAAAAAATAACATTTTAATAAACATGGACGAAAGGAAAGCCAATGAAACGAACTGATTACGGGTATGCAGACCTGACAAGCAAGGAGATTTACAATTATCGTAAAGATCTGGGCATGAGTCAGGCAAAATTATCCAAAAAACTAGGACTAAGCCTAAGAACTTGGTGTCATTACGAGTATGGCACGCAAAAAATGCCAGTTTCTGTGCACATGGCACTTCAATTTTTACAAAATGGGGGTGAAGAGGTAGAAAAAGCACATGAAAGTGTAAAAAAACACCAAGATCCACTGACAAAATACGACATGGACAGGATTACGAGGCTAAGACAGTCGATAAAAGACACTTTAGCGTCAATTAAGGACAGTTTAGACCCTCTACCAGCTAAAATCATCACACAAAGCGATAAAGAGATGGGCTTTCTGTTGTCAAAAATAAATAATTGATATAATATCTCTACAAGAACAAGTTTTTTGTGGAGAGATACATGGCAAACGGACCTCTTGGGGGATTTATGCCTACCCCACCATCACCAGGTCAACCACCTCAGGTGAAATTAGAGACATCTGCTGAAAGTAGGGGTGCTTTCAATAAATTTTTAGGTACTTTGCCAAGAAATGGAGCAATAGCTCCCATTCAGACAGGAGTTGTTGCATCCTCCACAGCTCCTGTCTCACCAGTGACAAGTAACGTCAATATATTCCAACCACAAATGTCACAAATGGCTCCTATGGCTCCAATGCCTATGATGCCACCAGCACAACCTGTGCAGAACTTTTTTATGGGTGGAGCTGCTATGTCAGGTGGTGGTTTTTCTGATGCTGATATAGGATCGCAGATAGATAGTTTTGATTCAGGTCAGGAGGATCCTGATGATAATTTTGACGAAGGATTTACTGAAGAAGAAGATCCTGATAGAGCTGGTGATTATCAAACGGATGAGAGTGGCATCTTTACTGGCACAGGTGGTGACGATGATCCAGCACCAGTTGTAGACACACGACCACGAACAAATATTCGTAATGTAGGTCCTACGTCAAATTTAAGGTTTGATCCACAGTTTACTGCCGATTTACTAGGCAGACAATTTGGAGATAGCAACATAGCTGGTTTTATGTCTAAAGATGATTTTGCACAAACAAGACAAGGTGGTGCAACTGGATCGACATCAACAGTTGGGTTGCCTTCACTTGGTCTAGGTCAAAATCTTTTGACTGCAAAACCAACAGTTTCAAGGCAAGATGTTCTTACGGCAGCCAACAGATTATCTGATATAGCTCCAGCAGCTTCTGTACCACTTGCACCTACGTCACCATTCTTTGATCGTGATTTATTAGATGATCCATTAGGTCTTGGAATTAGAACAGGTTTCGGACCTGTTGTAGATGCCATTGAAGCAGGTAGAGCCAGAGCCAGAGCATTTCCAAGTGCAGGCACACCTGTCGCATCATTGAGAGGTGGTATTGACAGGTTGTCAAATCTTGAAAACCAAGCAAGGATTGCAGATGCCGATCCTTTAGCTGTTGATGTAATAGGAGCTATAAGATCTGGTGCAGCAGGTATTCCATTTACCAATAATCCAGGTGCATTAAAACAAGGTCGAGAGGATTTAACTACTGAAGTCGTTAAGAGTTTACCTTCTGGAAGCCGTCTTTCACAAGATAATTTAGCACCTGCAATATTCAATACATTGGAGGCAGGCATAGATGGAATTGACAGACAGTTGAGCTTGTATGCAAATAAGCCAGATGCAAATATAACAACTCCAGCAGCGTTAGCAAACACTTATCTTGGAAGTGGGAATAAAGAAAACAGTGCTAGAAATAGAGCAGCGTACATAGATGCAATTAAAAATGTAGCTGGTGAGAGTTTTGATTTAAATAATCCAACTACAAGATCGAATATATCTAAAGCAATAGCTACTCAAGAGTTTGGCAGTGCTGGTGCAAAAGTTATGGATGACATTAGAGGTGCAAGAACTATATTAGATAATTTTAATTTAGATCAGTTAAGATTAAATGAGCCATTAACATCTAATGTAGATCAACTTGCTACGTTAGATCCAATACAACCTTCGATAGATCAAGGCATTATTCCAGTAGGTGAGTTTGATGTAAGAGATCGACCTCTTACACAAGAAGAATTTGACCGACAGAGAAACTTTCTAGTTCGTGATGCAAGGGATTTTTTAAATGCAAGAAGAATACCTGGTCTAGCATTTGATCCAAGAGATGTTCCTGTAGAAACAAATAGACAGAGAATTGATCGAGAGCAGAGAGCAATTCAAGACAGAGGTGGCAGACCTACGTTTGTTTTAGGACCTAATCAACCAGGTGTTAATGTACGAGGAGCTTTGGCATCAAGATTAGCTTCAGTATTGCCAGATCAAGCATTAGAAACATTAGAGGGTAGAAGAGACAGACAGTTAAGAGATCAAGTATTTGACATAGATACAAGGTCTATTCAACCTTTAAGTCAAAGTGCACAAGTGCAAGAGCTATTAAATCGTGGAGCAAGAGCACAAGAAATATCAAATATTCAAAGAGCATTAGACAGAGATACTGTGGCAGAAGATTTAGATAGACCAATAAGTTTTGTTGATAGTGATCCTGTTGCAGATTCGACTGCAACTACAGACCTTACAAGAGGTCCTGATGTTTCTGTTGTAGGCAGTGACGTTGTGCCATCGTTAGAAGTGAGAGACATTGTTGGTGATGTCACACAAGAGAGAGTTGCTGACATTTTAAGCAGACCAGATCGTTTTAAAAATACATTTACGATTGGTGACAAAGAATTTCCAAACATAATAGCTACGTTAGCTAATAAAGTTGGATCACTTTTTGACAGAAGGCTATTTGATGCCATTGTTAAAAAAGGTCTTGATGCCGTTGTAGACCCAGATACAGGAAGAATTATTGGAGCTAAAGATGAGTTTGGTAATTTGATTGAAGGAAGAAATCTTAGTTCTATAGGCATAGCCACAAGTGATAATGAGCCATCGCCAATAGTTAGACCTAGGACACCTAAACCTGAAGAAGATGAAAAGCCTTCCGCTCCTAATGTGTTTGGAGGGGGGACTCCCAGAACCCTTGAAAATATACCTACAGTAGTCTCTTCTCCATTCCAAGCTAGAAACATAAACTTTAGACCTGTAGGATTTGACGCAGGCAATTTAAATAAACTTATCGAGAGAATAACAGGAGTGCCATCACCAAGAAGAATGCAAGAAGGCGGCACAGTAGCAGCAGTGGATAGATTTTTATCTAAGGTAGCATGACCAACTTACAATACGCTGAGTATTTAAGTGATGATGAGTTACAGAAAGTAGCTCCATTACTGAAGAGGCTTAAAAAACTTGAGGATAGATCAGAGTCGCAAGAAGATTATTTACGTTTCGTGAAAAAAATATGGTCTGGCTTTATTGAAGGCAAGCACCACAAAATCTATGGTGAAAAGCTACAAGCCGTAGCTGATGGCAAAATCAAGCGTTTGATTGTAAATATGCCACCCAGACATACCAAGTCTGAGTTTGCAAGTTACTTGTTTCCTGCATGGCTGATGGGCAAAAGACCAGATCTTAAAATAATACAAGCAACACATACGGCTGAACTTGCTGTTGGCTTTGGTCGTAAAGTTAAGAACTTAATTGATAGTGAAGATTTTAGAGACATCTTTCCTGATGTTAAACTTGCTTCTGATGCAAAAGCTGCAGGAAGATGGTCAACAAATAGTGGAGGAGAGTATTATGCCGTTGGTGTTGGAGGTGCTTTGGCTGGACGAGGTGCTGATTTGCTCATTATTGACGATCCTGTTTCTGAACAAGATGCTCTAAGTCCTACGGCTCTTGATGGTATCTATGATTGGTATACATCAGGTCCAAGACAAAGATTACAACCAGGTGGGTCGATTATTATTGTCATGACACGCTGGGGTATTAAGGACTTAACTGCACGAGTATTGCAAAAACAAGCAGAAGGTGGTGCTGATAGGTGGGAAGTTGTAGAGTTTCCAGCTATATTTCCAGACACAGGTAATGTGTTATGGGAAGAATATTGGTCGAAAGAAGAATTAGAGGCTGTTAAATCTTCTATACCTGTGTCAAAATGGAACTCACAATATATGCAAAACCCTACTGCTGAAGAGGGTGCAATTATAAAAAGGGAGTGGTGGAATGTTTGGGATAGTTCTCAGCCGCCTGTGTGTTCATACATCATACAGTCATATGACACGGCTTTCACGAAGACTGAGCGTTCTGATTACAGTGCTATTACTACTTGGGGTATTTTTACACCTG